CGCATAGGGCGGCGGCATTAACTAAAAAGGGGTTTACCAATGGGTAACACAAACACACAAGCAGCGGCAGCTTTTACGGCCGCAAATTTGGGTAGCCAAGGCGTTTATTGCAGCCTTGCTATTAAGGCTTTTATAACTGCCAATGGCATTGGCAATATTAACGTGCAGCTATTGCCAGCCGCCGTGCAAGCCAACGCACTTATGGGCGGTGCTAACTTTTGGCGTGCTATGCAGCCCGCCAATGGCAAGGCCATAGGCCACTTTGGGCAAATGCTTTGGGTAATGGTTAATGGTGGCTTGCCAGCTAAATATTGGCAGCCTAGCGCACAAGGCTACATTGCGCCAAAGCCTAAGTTTATAACTAGCTTTGGCTGGCTTAAAACTAATGTGCCAACGCAAGTGCCAGCCGCCGTGCCATTGGCAATGGTAAATGCTATTGCCGCCAACAGCGGCAGCAGCGTTACCAGCAGCCTAAACCAAAACCCTATACTAAAGGCTATGGCTGGCGGCAGCAGCCCTAGCAGCGTTGGTTGGGGCAACCCATTATGTAAACTGGTGGTTAGCAGCTAACCCCTAGCAACCAGCCGCCAAAAGGTACTTGGCGGCTGGTTTGCCACACTGTTGTATTTTTGCCACAGGGCAACCCCCCTAAAACGGCGATGAACGTGTACAAGCGTAGCGTAGTACACGGTTCTCTCGACTTCGGCAGTAGTCAGATAATTATTGCGGCGTACCCCACCCCCCTTTTTGAAACATTGATCCGAGATCATTGCGCCGTAGAAATTTTTATATTATTAGAATATTATGAGTAATGTTCCGGTAAACATTCCCGAAGAAGTATTAAAGCAGTATGCACGTTTGCTTGAGAAGCAGAAGCAACACATCTCGAGTGATCGCGCGAGGAAGGATTTTATGGCCTACTGCAAAACAGTATGGCCGGAGTTTATTGAGGGGAAGCACCATAAGATAATGGCAAAGAAGTTTAATGGCCTAGCTGATGGCAGTATTAAGCGGTTAATTGTGAATATGCCACCGCGACATACAAAGTCAGAGTATGCCAGTTATTTATTGCCGAGTTATTTAATGGGTTTAAATCCAAAATTAAAGATAATACAGGCAACGCATACAGGTGAATTAGCGGTGCGGTTTGGTCGTAAGGTGCGTAACCTTATGAACAGTAACGATTACTCTCTTGTCTTTCCAGATGTAAAATTGCGGCAGGATAGTTCGGCGGCTGGCCGATGGGAGACACATGCTGGCGGTGAATATTTTGCGGCTGGTGTTGGTGGTGCGATTACAGGCCGTGGTGCGGATTTAATGATTATTGATGACCCCCATAGTGAACAAGATGCGATGTCACCAGCAGCATTAGAAAATGCTTATGAGTGGTATACAAGTGGTCCACGGCAAAGATTGCAGCCTGGAGGAGCGATTGTAATTGTGATGACGCGTTGGTCAGAGATTGATTTGACGGGTAAATTGTTAAAACAGCAAGCGCGAGATGTACTAGCTGACCAGTGGGAAGTAGTAGAGTTCCCTGCTTTATTAGATAATGATAAAGTTCTGTGGCCTGAGTTTTGGAAAAAGGAAGAGTTGTTAAAGGTAAAGGCTTCTTTATCGGTAGGTAAATGGGAAGCGCAGTGGCAGCAAAATCCGACGAGTGAAACTACAGCTATACTCAAACGTGAGTGGTGGAATAAATGGGATAAAGAAGATATCCCTAAATTAAGTTATGTAATGCAATCATATGATACTGCGTACAGTAAAAAAGA